AAATCTGATTTGGAACCACCATCATAGACTTTAAGTTTTGAAGCAATTGGTTGCACTTTATCATACATTCCGTTTTTAACGTCAATATGTAATGCTTTGATAGTTGCAGGATTAGAACTAAGTTCTTTCCATGAATTATCATCCCAGTCACTTGTCAATACTTTCTGCGTTCTTGCATATTCAGGATCTGCACTAATCTCATCTACTACATCTTTTAAAGCCAGAGTTTGTTCATCCCGACCATAATCCTGTGGAACATAGTTACTTTCTTCATCTGTTTCTAATTCGAGGGCATCAATGCCTGTTCTCTTTAGTAACGCTCCAATAGCATCTTTGTTTCCCTTCAGCACATCAATAGCAAGGTTCAAATCATCTTGGTTCAGTTGAGCTTGTTCGATTGCGTCAATCATTTTGCGATAAGGTTTAATTTGCTGCATCTTCTTGGTATAGTCCATAGCTTGACCAAATACTTTCGGAAACATCTGCTTAATTTCATTATCATCAAACTCATATTCTAAGCCATTAGCTTTAAATTTTTGCTTCTGTACTGGTTGTGGTTCAGTTTCAGCTTCTTCAGTTTCATCTTCAGGTTGCTCTTCCTCTGATTCAGACTCCTCGTCAGGTTCGCCTTCATCTGAGTCCAAGTCTTCCGACTCATCTTCATCCGCTTCATCTTCATCACTAGCATCATCATCGGAGTCCTGATCTTCAGGTTGTTCCAGATCTTCTGCTTCTTCATCTTCCGTATCTTCGGTAGATTCATCCATGTCAACGACATCAGTGTCGTCTTGTAGAATCTCATCATCTTGAACCACATCAGGTTCTTCATATTCAATTTCTACACCATCGTCTTTTGCTTCCAGGAATTGCGCTTCTAACTCTTCGTCTGAGAGATCATACAATCTGTCTTCAGTCATTGGTTACTCCTCTTCAGCAGCAGCTTCAGCAGCCAACTCGTCTTCAGTAGGAATAGTTCCCATTGCATCAATTGTTGCAAAATAGTCTTCAAGTTGGCTAATTGCTACAAGTGCTTCCATAATCTCAGGACGCTTTCCTGAATTACGAACATAATCAGTAGCAAGTAAACTTACACCATTGATAGCTTTATCTTTGAAATAGCCCTCAAGAATTACTTTTTGAAAATCTTTATTTCCTTTAAGTCTATCTAGAGCTTCTCTCATCTCTACCCAGTATGCAAATTCTGCATTTTCGTTTTCTACATTTTCAGTCTGTGCTTGGTTAATCACCATGTGATTCCTTTTAGTTGTTGATTTTGTAGCTATACCTGCGATGGTCTAACTGTTGAAAGTGTACTACACTTAAACTTAACTTAACCTTATTCTTACCTTAAAACTACTGTTGTGCAGCTACTTGAGCCAATCCCTGACCACTCATTCCTCCTGGAACCATAGGCTTGTCAGTATCCATATCATTGTCTTGCATTCCTGCAGCTTTGATAGCCATATCTACAATTTCTTCTGGTACACCTTGAGCTACGATATCTTGTGGTGACACACCTTGCTTAAGCAACTTTACTACCTCTTGAACCAAAGCCATCATTTGTTCTTGGTTCATTCCTTGACCTTGTTGTTGAGCCAATCCTTGTTCTTCCATTATATTATCCTTTTAGTTGATTGCTTGCGATGCAAGACCATTTTCGTTTTTATTTATACCCATTTGCATTAGCTGTTTATATCTATATGCTTCCTGGATATCTTTCTCATCTCTAGGAGGTCGTCCTAAGATTTGAGTAGCTTCTCGAATCATTTGAACATCATTTTCATTATCTCTTTGATACATTTGTTCTTGTCTTTGTGCTTCAGCTTTTCTCATTGCTGCTGCAAGTCCATCGTCTATTCCAGCTGTATGCGCTTGATCAGCTATTTGGTTCATTTTGTTTTGCAATTGCATTGAGTCGAAGGCTTGAGCCTTCGCCTCATTAGCTTTTTGTCTTTGTATTTCTTCTATGTATCCCATCATTGTCTCCTATTGAATTGTTCCGATATTAGTATCTCCAGCACGTTTTTGATATTCCATGCTTAGCATATTAAGCCTAGCTTTCAAGTCTTCAAGCTCAAGCTTTTCTTTATGAGATATTCCTTCATTCTCTTTCAAGAATTGAAGGTCAGTCATATCTTTATCGCTCATGAGTTTTTCTGCTTTTGCATTTTCAACTCTTGCCTTAGCTTCTTTAAGCATTCCGTCATATTTATTTTCAGATGCTTTCATATAGAAGTCTTGAACTTGTGCTTTAAGTCTTTCATTCTCTAATGCAAGTTTTTGCATTTCAAGTTGTTTGGCTTGTTCTGCATTTGGATCTTGTTTAGGTTGATATGTTTCAATTTTTTGAGATAGTTCAGGCATTTTCTGAAGTCTTGCTATATCCGCTAGAATTATTTGCATTAGATCTTGGCCCATTGAGTTTCCTATAGTTTGCAACATAAATGATAATTGTTGAGCTTTTGCATTATTGTCTTCTGCAGTGCTTATGCTGATATCAACATCTATCTTCCCTTCAAGATCATCTCTTTTGATAGGAACAAATTCGCTATTTGTGATTCTAACAACTTCTTCCTCATCAAGGAACTCTGCATTGTATGCCATCCATTTACGCATCAATGGTTTGATTAAATTCTCTGCGATATTTCGAACCAGGTTTAGTCTTCTCATTGCAGTTGCATCCATTGCTCCACGAGCTGCAGTAGCGGTTGAACCAAGTGCATTGCCGTTGATCCCTCCACTGAATGATTTAACTCCAGTCTGTGATTCTATTTCATTGTTCATCAATGCAAGCATATCAAATGCTGAACCAGGTATCTGATTATAGCTTCCTTGCCAGAAATCATTTGGACTTCCTTGGAATTCGAAGTTGTCGCCTTTAAGGAATTTCTTCTTATCTACCATTGATAATGAACCCTTGCGGATACCAACTTGTCCATTATTTGATCTTGCCATATTATCAATTAGACCACGAGTAATTGCAGTTTTTATCTTTTGATTATCTCCAATGTTCTCTGCAAGTGATTCACCTTCAAGTTGGAATGGAATTGGAGTAAATGGAACCACGATGAATGGAGGCTTCTTATCTGGATATGGATTATCTTCGAGTCTTATGATTGTGTCTTCAACCCATGCGCAGACGATTGGTTCAACTATACCATCTCCGTCCATATCATAATTTCCCCAGTATTCATGCACCAATACTTTCTTTCTAGCAGCATCTTCAAATCTGAATTGAGTATCATCTTCTGGCACATAGTCTGGATCTTCTGATAGTAATCCTGCAGCCACCTTCTTTAGATTTTTATATCTTCCGTCTTTTCTCAATGTGCTAAGGTCTGTTTCAAATCTGTATATTACAAATTGACATTTATCCATATCACCCATACATGTTGGATCAATGAATATGTCTTCATTTCTTACAACTTCGGCGGTGGGCTGGTTCCTGATAACTTTAGTTTCAGTTGATGTTATTTTCTTAATATGCTCTTCTCCATATTCATCTGCAACTATGGTGTCTACCTCGGTCTCTATCTCTTCATCTTCATAGTCCCATCCAGTTTGAACTACAACAGTCCCCTCTATAGCAAGAACTCTTGATGCCTTATTGATGAAATTATATCTATTGAATTTTCTAGTGAATTGTGTGTTAAGGAGTAATTCGTTTTGTCTAGCAGCTTTTACATCTTCATATGTTACAGGACTACATTTAATTACATCAGGTGTAGATAAGAATGGATCTGTCATGCTAGGTATCATCCACTCAAGTTGTTTTTTGATATCCTTACTTACAATTTTAGATCTTCCGTTTTGTTCATTCCCATAAGGTTGCCCATAGCTCTCAGCAATCCATTGGTCTCTTTTTTCGGTCCATTCCTTATTTGATACATCAGCAGCTTTAAGGTCTGACTTCAGTGCTCTAAGTAATTCGTTTTTCTTTACCATATTGGTAGTCCTATAGATATATTATTTTTCATTGTAGTATTATACCATAAATCACTTTCGTAATTTAAACTCATTATCTTTGTAGTCGTATAGATTTCCTTTTGCATCGAAAAGAACAACATTGTCTTCTTGTCTTACATCTACATGAACCCATGAAACTCCAATCTCAATTCCTTTTATCATTGGAAATTTTTCTATATTATCCAAGATCCATTTACGCACTTTATCAGCATCATAGTCACTAAATTTCATATCTATAGCATTTCCATATGAATGCTGAGATCCGTATGAGTACCAAGGGCTTTCTGGAGTTCTTATTCCGCTCCACTCTCTTGAACCACCCCACATGTAGTTATTGATAGTTATACTTCCTTTTGGAAACTTCTCTTTCAATATATCAGCAAGCTCTATTAATGCAACTGGCACATATCTCCAAGCCTTTTGGCCATATTTTTTATACATCTTTTTTGGTACAAATTCATGAATTTTAAAATGCTTACTTTTCAAACTTTCTCCCTATTACTATTTTCTTATGATATGTCAAAGCTCTACTGTTGCACATACTACACACGCCAAAATCATTCTGCGGAACAAGTACGAGCCATCTTTTACCAACTACACCGAGACACTTTGCGCATGCGTATTCTTTATTGGCATTTTCGTTCATTGTGATTTTTCTCTATTAGACATTTGACAAGAGCATCTATTACTTCTGTGTCAGTAGGCTGATTGAAGTCACATTCTGCTTGTGAAACAATACACTTCACTGGAATCTTTACTTCTACCGGTCTATCTACATATTTGATTTCAGGCTGTCTAGTACAGTTTGTTAATGTCAAGATGACGGACATAATCAAGACGCTCTTTAATATCTTTACAGTCATTGCTCTTTACCTTTTTTGTTTTGTAGATTACTTTGTATTTGATCTTTTCAGGTTGGTTCTTCCATTTAGATAACTCGTTATCTTTTTCTTTTTTGTCGATCTCAAGTGCAGCTATTTTTTCATTCTGTCTGACAACGCTACTGCTATATCTTTCTATCTCGAGAGTCCTATTGGCTAGTTCTACGTTCTTTTTTGATATTTTGAGTCTTAGTTCATCTATATCACTTTTAAGTTCGTGAACGTAAGCATAGAGCCATATAATAGCAATTACTATAATGCCTCCGACTATCAAGTTTTTATATGCGTTTATTTGTGCAAACATTAAATTCCACCTTCTCCATAATCTTTACATAACATTGTTACAATCTTTTCCAATTAATTTTCCAGCTGCACATAGTGCAAACATTACGATGATTATCGGTATATCTTTTAATTTTTCCATTAGTAGTCTCCTTTGTTTTGACTAGGTTTTGTAGCAAGGTTTCCAATACCAAGTAGGCTTAATGCACTGATCGTTGTAGCGACTATTGCATTGATGCCGTTTAGATCTTTATCTAGCCACGCACTCACAAATGCAAGCAGCGTGACAACAACTATAAACCAGAAGCTATACCAGAGCAGCTTTTGTCTGCTTTTTTCTTTTTGTGTCATAGTTTTCTCCCACATTCCCAACTGTAGCATTTCTTGGTTCCAAGTTTCCCATCTTCAACCCATCCAAATACTCTTCCGAGTATTTTTATATTCCATGCTTTCTTCTCATCGCACATTTGATTGAATTTGTAGTTGAAGTTGTATGCAGGGTTTCTTAATGTCCATAGCAATACACTCCAAAATTCATATAGTGGATATCCAGCTCTTGTATCACCTAAATCAAACGAATTACCTCTGACGTGCATCATATTTGCACGATCTACTGCTTTTCGTAATTCTTTCTTTATGAACTCAGGCATCCACTTCTTACGCTCTCCATCTATTATAGTTTGATTAAATCCTTTGTCATATGTATCTTCGTTGCAATCATCGTCAAGTAGAAGCCACATTGGAAGAACAATCCAATAAGTAAATCTTGATACATCTTTTCTTAGCACAAGTCCTTTTGTAGAAGCATGTGAACCACCATCTAGCATCCAATATTTTCCATCAGTACTCTGTTCTGGTTCTCGTTCCCATAATCTCTTAAGCACGATTCCATTATTTAGATGATAATTATATACTGTATTTCTCAAGTAATCTCTCATTGGTATAGCTATATACACAAGTGGGAATATTATTCTGCGAAGCACTACAAATCCTAGTATCATGAACCAATATAAATATTTCATTTTTCAATTCCTTTTATGTGCTCTGATATCTTCACAACTTCTCTCTGTACGTTGTTTAGACTATTCGTGTAATATACAGTTAACATTACGAATAATGGCAAGGCCAAACCAATTGCCCATTTAATTGTTGTTCCTGACACCATTCTGTCTCTTGACTTCTGGAGCGAATCGATACTGATTCTATGCTCTTCGCATATTCCTATAAGCCTATTCATATCTTTAGTTGCTTGGTTCATATCTCTATTGAGAAGTTTTGTAGCTCCGCACCCAGCATCACTTTTCTGAGTTGTCTCTATCTCATCTATTCTCTTATGAACTCTTTTGAAACTATCTGTTAGGTCTCTATCCATATTTTCAAGCTTAGTACTAAATACAACTTGTTTTGCAAGGAATTTGCTTATCTCTTCAAGTCTTTTATTTGTCTCTGTTTGAGATGCTACTAAATGTTCTACGCTTGCTACAAGCTGTGTAATCGTAAGGTCATGTTTCGTTACAAGATCTTTCATCACGTCGTCTGTCATTATTTTACCCCATATCTGATTCTGTGATATATCTTTACCGCATGAACCATTGCTTTCGTTTTTAATGTCTTTTCGATATTATACAATATTTCTTCAAAATATTTATCAGCTTTTTTATATTCTTCCAGATCGCATAGATAGTCATGCACTAAAACAGCTGGTAAATACTTCGGTTTGAAAGGAGGTATCCACGACCATAGCATTCGTGGAATGTTTGAGCCATTGGTTTTATACCCTTTTGGAACCACAATGCTTTTATATCTATAATCTTCTATATTTATGAATAGATTATCTTTGGTTCCTTTAAGTATAGGGTATTTCATTTTATACACCATATACTGGCAATTCAGCTAATACTTCATCAGTTGTAGGCATAGTACGATTTCCTGCTTCTATATCTGCTTGAATAGTTCCAGCAGTAGCCCAACAATCAGCACACCAAGTAGCAAGTGCTTGAGCTTCTTCTTGGTATGGATTTGTATAACCAGCATAGCTTCTGGCACTCATCATATTGTCGTATCTGAACTCTTGAGCTTTAGTATCTAAGTGATTTTGGATAGCATTATTTATATCAATTGCTTGAGCTGTTATTTGTGCAACTGTATCAACTTCCCAAGCTGTGCCATTCCAAAAATCAAACTCACTCGGTACAAGTTCGGTAAAACCACTTTTTATAGCACCTAAATAATCCACTTTGCTTTCTTTTTTTGTAGTAGTGTCATAGACTATTTTTCCACGATTGTCCTTAACATAACCCCATTTTTGATTAGTATCATCAAAGACTTGTGCAAAGCCATCTATGCTTACATCTATTGCAATAGTTGTTGCATTTGCTGGGATAATATACTTTCCTTGTTCTAAAGGATTTTCACTTGCTTGTGTTATTGAGATATACTCTTTTGTGTCTTTGTTGTAATTATAAATTTGCATAGCTTCTCCTTAATATTTGATGCAGTACATCATTGCGATATTTCTAGGTCTGGTTTCTGTTCCTCCAGATGCAGCAGTATTCCCAACTGCCCAATAGAAAGATGATGTACTAGAAATACTATTACCTGATACTATACCATCCCCATGTGTATGTGACTTAAACTCATCAAGTTGTGCCGTACCAATACCACGTCCACTATCAATACCTCTACCATTATCAAACCCACGAATAAACTCACCTCTTAGGTCAGGAATGTTAAAAGTTGTACTTCCATCTCCTGCACCATAAGTGTCACCTATTACTGCATATAAGTTTGCATAAGTAGTTCTTGACAATTCTGCACCATTACACTCTAAAAAACCTTCGAGTACTGAATTATGGGGAAATGTATGGATAGAACCTACTGGTACATGTTTATTTAATTCAGCAAGTACTACAACTGTATCACTTTCAGTGCCTCTTAGGTTGTCTATTTGGTCTCTTATCTTACTCATTTGTTATCCTTACCATGCAATAGCATCAAGTTCTTCTTGAGGAGTAGCTGAACCAACACTCGCTTTAAGTTCTTGATATTTACTGAAGTTAGCTAAGTTTCTCTCTTGAATAGCTACACCAAATCCTTGTAAATCTGCATAAGTCATTGATACATCATTGTTATCTACATCTCTGAAATAGAAACCATCAGGCACTGAACCAATGGCTAGATTCTTAGCAATGGTATCTTGAGTGCTATCTTTAGTATCGAATGTTGTATTCATATACACTATATCTTCTTGGTTCGCATTATTATATGCTTGCTCAATTTCAGATAGTTTAGTTGACTGCAACTGCTCGAATGTAGGTGCTTGCATTGCCTTAAACTCTGCTTCTGTAATAGCAGTAAGTTCTGTATTGTGTTTAATAGCTACATTAGCTATAACCTCATCTGTTGCATTATCTTCAAACTCAAATGGTTTGTTGTTTGTGTCTTTGTAGTATTGCATTATATTTCCTTTCTTATTTTAGTTCTAACCATTTGTCAAGTGCATTAGTACCTGATGATGAGACACTATATGTTGAATTTATTGGGATTATACATACTAGTGATGTCGTATCATTACTAGCAGGCGTATTCACCATTACATCAACACCATCTATATATACTGTCAAGACATCTGTTCCTGAATATACTTTTCTAACAGAAATAGATATTGGTTTCCCATTTGTATTAGTATATGTAGTGCCAAATACTCTATTTGCAGTCTCATCTACCCATTGATACCCACTATCTCCTAAGAAACCACCTCTAGGTAATGTTACCTGTGCTTGTCCTATACCATCCTCACTACTGAGAAGTATACTTCCATTTGCTGATTTTAATTCTAAACTCATTTATATTCTCCTTTAGTAGCCAATTGCAAAAACTTGGAATGTAGATGCATTACCATTATTTGGTTGATACCAATTAAAGCTAGTAAGAGTAGGAGTTCCAACAAGTTCTGCCGCACTGTCACCCTGCCCAGTTGTATCATTTGCCATTCCAATGTTCACTATAAAAACTGATGTACTAAATGGAATAGGAAAATTAGCTGTTCCAGAGGTTGCCCCATTTTGTGGAACTTGCATCCACTGTAACATCAACCCATTAGGTAATTTAGTATAACCATTAGTTGTTAGACTTTCTGGTAAGTTTACCCCATTCTCTTGAAAAACTACCTTATTACCTGCACCATCTGCATTTAGAACAAGGTTACTATTATCACTTTTTAATCCACTTGCCATTATGCACCTCCTGTATATTTAAGTTCTAACCAAATAGAAACTGTAGATGGTGTTGAATATGTTGCTCCAACAGGTATAATCTTACTTATACCATAGCCACTTCCAGACTGAACAGTAACACCATTAATTATAAGATTTGCACTTCCTGATGTTTGTATTCCTACTTCAATAGGATGTCCAGTAGTATTAGTATAAGTAGTCCCAGCAACTCTATTAGCAGTCTCATCTACCCAAGCATATCCATCTCCGCCTATTCCATATTCAGTTCCAGTGTCAAAACTGTCACTTCCTCTTATTATAATACTAGACATTATTTATCTCCTCTAGCATATTTCATAAGCTGTGGATTACTACTAGGATAAAACTCTAGTGTAGGATTAAGTGCTTTTAGAATTGCTACAACATCTTCTGTTGTTTTCACTTTATCCCAATCAATTTGCTTTCTTTTGTTATCTGTTGTTGCCATATCATTTCTCCTAAACTATTACCCAATTACTTCCATTAGGAATAGTAACTGTAACACCATTATTAATTGTTATTGGTCCAGCAGTCATGGCATTTTTACCTGCTGTAATGCTATAATCAGCTGTAACAACTTGACTATTCTCATAGAATATATCATCAGTACCAGTACCAGTTGCTCCACCACCTAGTGGTAACCAGTTACCATTTTGGTAACCCTCATATGCTTGCAAATCTGTATTATATCTAATATAACCATCTTGAGGAGAAGCATCACGAGTAGAGCTAGGACCCTTAGGCAATACTGTAGAACCATCATTTGCTGTTAAATCAGTTTTAGTGGATAATTCATTAAATCTAAGTGATTGATACCCATGAACTTTAACTATATCTCCATCATTTGCTGGGACAGATAGTGTTATACTAACACCATTAGTAGCAGTATAGTCAGAAGCACTTAATAAAGTCCCCATTAAATAAACTTCTACATATTTATCATAAATTACATTAAATTCTGTTTGACCAGCAGTGGCTACATATTCATGTGAGTTTATTACTATATCTTGGTTTGCTTCAACACCTAAATAAGCCATCTATATTCCTTCCTTACCAAACGACTAACTCAAGGTCTTCTTGAGTAGTTGCTTGTTCAACTTGTTTTTTAAGTGTATTCTTTTTAACTCTAAGAGTATTATAATTTACACCTAATTCTGTTATCATATTTATAGCATCGTCTAAAGTTACTGCTTCGTGGTCTACATTATCATAATCTGTTACATCCATAGTTGCTGAACCAAGTTGGTTAGCTAGGTCATATCCTGCTTTAAACGCTTGTATGTCAGACAGATTACAATCCATTTTGATCCCATTGTCACAAGCATATCCTTGAGATAATTCTTCTGTAAATGCTTGTTTTATCTCATTCACTTTCTGCTTTTTCAAATCATCGAAAGTTCTAAAATCTTTAAA